CACGTTGACACCCGTGGCACAACACCAGTTATGTGGACGTACTCCTAATGTTATATACAAAGAGCAAGAATCTGACAAACACCACTACGCAGACAATTGTAGAAATTCCTGATGGTTACGTTGCACACTGGAACATGGCGTTTGTATCTAACCTACATAACTCTACTAATGACATTAGGTTGTTTATAAAAAAACCCGACCCTAATACTCCAGACGTGTTCATTTATAATGGCACCAACGTATCTGCTAAAGAAAACTTATTGCTTGACGGTAATGCGGTGTTTGTGTTGCAACCGGGAGATATTATCAGAGCATCAGCAGGTAGTTCAGGTAACGTAGAAGTAGTAGTTACATTTGATCTGTTAGAAGCACCAGTGGTGTTTAATAACTTTAATGGATCTTAATATAGAACTACTGCCTTGGCAGCAGGATGTCTGGGCAGACGACACAAGATTTAAAATAGTAGCTGCTGGGCGACGTACAGGTAAGTCTAGGTTAGCAGCATGGATGTTAATTGTTAACGCACTACAGGCAGACAAGGGTCATGTATTTTACGTCGCACCTACTCAAGGACAAGCCAGAGACATTATGTGGTCCACCTTGCTTGAGCTTGGGCACCCTGTCATCGCTGGTAGCCATATTAATAATCTGCAAATTAAGCTTGTCAACGGTGCTACCATCAGCCTCAAAGGTGCCGACAGACCAGAGACAATGCGAGGTGTCAGCCTCAAGTTTTTAGTGATGGACGAGTACGCTGACATGAAGCCAGAGGTATTTGAACAGATCCTGAGACCTGCCTTGGCTGACCAAAAAGGATGTGCAATGTTCATAGGCACACCAATGGGAAGGAACCACTTCTACGAACTTTACAAATATGCGGACTTAGATGATGACCCTACGTACAAAGCTTGGCATTTTACATCTTACGATAACCCTTTATTGGACCCGTCAGAAATTGATATTGCTAAACGCAGTATGTCCAGTTATGCGTTTCGTCAAGAATTTATGGCGTCGTTTGAGGCTCGTGGGTCAGAAATGTTTAAGGAAGACTGGGTTAAGTTTAGTGAAGATGAGCCGGAAGTAGGAGATTATTACATTGCCGTTGACTTGGCGGGCTTTGAAGAAGTCAACAAAAAGAAGACTAAGAACTCCAAGCTTGACGACACAGCCATCGCCGTGGTTAAGGTCAATGAGCATGGTTGGTATGTTGACAATATCATATACGGTAGATGGTCACTTGACGAAACAGCAGCTAAGATATTTCAGGCCGTTAGAGATTACCGTCCCGTATCAGTTGGAATCGAAAGAGGTATTGCTAAACAGGCTGTAATGTCTCCTCTGTTAGACATGCAAAAGCGTTACGGTATGTTCTTTAGGGTAGAAGAACTAACCCACGGTAACAAAAAGAAGACCGACAGAGTAATGTGGGCACTACAAGGTCGTTTCGAAAACGGCTACATTACATTAAACAAAGGTGAATGGAACAGTAGATTCTTGGATCAACTCTTTCAGTTCCCTGATCCTTTAACGCACGATGACTTGATTGACGCTTTGGCGTACATCGACCAACTGGCAAATGTAGCGTACGACTACGACTACGAAATTGAGGACCACGAAATCTTAGACGTGGTAGCAGGATACTGATATGAGTGATTTATACGAACAAGACCCGTTAATGATTCAAGAGTCTATTGAAGAATGGGTAATGACTAAATGTGAAGATTGGAGGGATTATTACGAAAGTAACTATGAAGAAAAATTTGACGAATACTATAGATTATGGCGTGGTATATGGGACCCTGCTGACAGTGAGCGTAGGTCTGAGCGTTCCCGTATTATTTCTCCTGCACTTCAACAGGCAGTTGAGTCTAATGTAGCAGAACTAGAAGAAGCTACTTTTGGTCGTGGCAAGTGGTTTGATGTTAGTGACAACATGGGTGACACTGACAAGCAAGACGTATTGTTTTTACGTAACAAGCTTACGGAAGACTTTGAAAACACAATGGTACGTAAGGCTGTTGCTGAATGTCTTATTAACGCTGCTGTCTTTGGTACAGGCGTTGGTGAAATTGTAATAGAAGAAGAAAAAGAAATGGCTCCTGCTACTCAGCCCATTATGGGTGGAGATCTTCAAGCAGTAGGAGTAAGCATTACTGAACGAGTAAAAGTAAAGCTTAAGCCTGTACTACCTCAGAACTTCTTAATTGATCCTGTAGCAACTTCTGTTGATGACGCTATGGGTGTGGCTATTGATGAATTTGTAAGTCGACACCAAGTAGAACTCTTGCAGGAACAAGGAGTATACAAGGATGTTTACGTAGGTTCTGCTGCTCCTGACACTGACTTAGAACCTGACCAAGACCTAACTATTTACAATGACGACAAGGTACGCCTTACGAAGTACTATGGTCTAGTACCACGAGAGCTTCTAGATGCCGCTACAGGCGACGACGATGAAGAAGTATTAGGAGAACAAGGATCTGACTCAAAGTACGTAGAAGCGGTCGTAGTAGTCGCTAACGGAGGTATACTTCTAAAAGCTGAAGCTAACCCTTATATGATGTCTGATCGTCCTGTTGTTGCATTTCCTTGGGACGTAGTACCCGGACGTTTCTGGGGTCGTGGTGTTTGTGAAAAAGGTTACAACTCTCAAAAAGCTTTAGACACAGAACTACGTGCTCGTATTGACGCACTAAGCTTAACCATTCATCCTATGATGGCTATTGACGCCACACGTCTACCACGAGGTGCTAAACCTGAAATACGCCCCGGTAAGATGATTCTAACCAGCGGAGATCCTCGTGAAGTACTTCAGCCTTTCAACTTTGGTCAAGTCAATCAAATCACTTTTGCTCAGGCCGGAGCCTTGCAGCAGATGGTACAGCAAGCAACAGGAGCCGTCGACTCAGCAGGAATTGCGGGTCAGGTTAACGGCGAGAGTACTGCCGCTGGTATTAGTATGTCTCTTGGCGCTATTATTAAACGTCACAAGCGCACACTGATTAACTTCCAACAGTCTTTCTTAATTCCTTTTGTCAAAAAAGCAGCTTATCGTTACATGCAGTTTGACCCTGAGTCGTACCCTGTAGCTGACTACAAGTTCAACGCTAGTTCTACTCTGGGCATTATTGCTCGTGAGTACGAAGTAACCCAGCTTGTACAACTGTTGCAGACTATGGGCAAGGACTCACCATTGTACAATACACTGATTCAGTCTGTTATTGACAACATGAACTTGTCTAACCGTGAAGAGCTACTAGCTGCTATACAAAAAGCCATGCAGCCTAATCCTCAAGCACAACAGATGCAACAAGCGGCACAACAGGCGCAACTACAGTTTCAGCAGTCACAAACAGCGGCCCTTGCTGCTCAGGCTCAGGAGTCACAAGCTAGGGCTTCTAAGCTGTCTGCTGAGGCTATGGTTGTTCCTCAGGAACTTGAGATCGACAAGATCAACGCTATTACTCGTAACCTGAAAGAAGGTGACGCCGAAGATAAAGAGTTTGAACGACGTATGCGTGTCGCTGAGACTCTCCTTAAGGAAAAAGCAATAGAAGGTAAAACCAATGCTAATGACACAACAAGAGATGCAGAAGCTTCTCGACCAAATCAACAACAACTTCAAGAAGCACTTCGACCGTCTGGACCAAATGGAGCAGGAAGTCAAGGGTTTGGAAGCCAAGGTGGAGGAACTCAGTAATGCCAAAGTCGAAAGACCCAAAACTAGCACGGGCGGGCGTAAGCGGGTACAACAAACCAAAGCGGACACCAAGCCATCCGACTAAGAAGTTTGTAGTAGTCGCTAAGGAAGGCGACAAGACTAAGACTATTCGTTTTGGGGACGCCAAGATGACTATTAAAAAAGACCAGCCAGCACGTCGTAAGTCGTTCAGGGCGCGTCACAAATGCGACACAAGCCCACCTAGCAAACTCACGGCGAGGTATTGGTCTTGTAAAAAATGGTAAGGAGCTAACTATGCCAGCAGGAAAAGGTACATACGGAAAACAAGTAGGACGACCACCAGCAAAGAAAAAGAAGCGAGGTAGTTGTGGCTGCAAAAAGAAAAAGTAGTACAAAGAAAGCTAACGACGCCTGTGCAAAGAAGGTCAAGTCCAGATACAAAGTCTGGCCTTCTGCATACGCTTCTGGTGCTGTAGCCAAGTGCCGCAAAGTAGGCGCTAAGAACTGGGGTAACAAAAGTGGCCGTAAGAAAAAGTAAGAAAGGTGCTGCCCTTAAGAAGTGGTTTAAGGAGGAGTGGGTAGACGTTAAGACAGGTAAACCCTGTGGACGTAAGTCTGCTAAAAAGGGTGAGTCTAAGCGTCCCTATCCCTCCTGTAGACCTAAGAAGGTTGCTGCTAAGATGACAAAAGCTGAGAAGGCTTCTTCTGCACGTCGTAAGACAGGACCAGCTAAAATTAAACATGCAGTCACAGCTTCAGGTAAACGTAGAAAGTCTACAAGAAATGCTTGACATCTGTTTAAAAGTATGATATACTAATACTATAGTTTAACCAAAGACTTATTATGACACCAGAGCTTGAAACTTATTACGATAACTTCCTTGGTCTTTTTAAGAACGAGGGTTTCAAACAACTCTTAGAAGAAATCACTGCTACTACTACTCAGTTATCTGATATACAAACTGTAAAAGATAACCAAGAACTCTTCTTTAGAAAAGGCCAAGTTGCTGCTTTTGCTACTATACTGAACTTAGAATCAACTATAGAAGCGGCTAGAGAGCAAGCAGAAGCAGAAGACAAAGAAGACATTTATGTATAAAGTATTTGACTTTCGTTGTCCTAATGGACACGTACACGAAGAATTTGTAAAAGCAGAAGTCACAGAAAGTAGGTGCAAGACCTGTGGCGCTGTTTCTACAAGGATGGTATCTGCCCCGTCTTTCCACCTAAATGGCTCCGATGGTACATTCCCCGGAGCACATATGAAATGGGTAAGGGAACACGAAAAAGCAGGTAAAAATAAAACATCTCCATAATGATTATAGTCACGGAGTTTAATTATGTCAAGAGCACAGATTGTAGATCCACAACCTGAAGAGGACAATGTGGACACAATTGAAAACGAAGTAGAAGAGATTCAACACGAAGAAGTTGAGCAACCTCAAGAACAACCTGCAGTTCCAGATAAGTACCAAGGTAAGTCTCTGGAAGAAGTTGTACAGATGCACCAAGAGGCTGAAAAGCTTTTAGGTCGTCAGTCATCTGAAGTAGGAGAACTTCGTAAAGTTGTAGACGATTACATTAGTACTCAGACACAACAACAAGCACCTCAACAATACGTTGAGCCTGAAGACGATATAGACTATTTTACAGA